ACCTAAACCAAGGTTTTCAAGAGCTGCAATTACAAGACCACCGCCCGAAGCTAACTTTACACGCTTCTCTGGGTCAAGACCTTCGATCTCTTTTAGTGAAGTGTTGACTTCGCCAGCACCTAAGAACGGTGTGATAGTGCCTCCAGTTGCTAGAGCCGCAGCCATACCATCAGCACTTTCCGCAGCTTTCTGTAGGCCGAAGTATATTGCAGATCCAGGGCCTTTTATACTGTCAGATGTAAGAGACTCATAATTAAGAGCATCACGCTGCTTTTGTAGCTCGGCTACTTTTTTGCGTTGTTCTGCCACTGTTGCAGCGTCTCTTGTTGCATCATCTATTGGCTCTGCACCAAAGAAGCCTCGTATTTTATTGCGTGCATCATAAAGTGTATTTGCAAAACCAGAGTTGTTAAATTGCTCACTTAGATCTGCAACATAATCATTAGTATTTGCATAAGTGTTTAATTTACCAAACTCTAAGGCTGTACCAAGTGAGCTATCTTTTTTAGGGTTTAGTTGATTATTTAGGGCTTCTATTGCACCTTCACGGTTGGGGCCAGATACTTTGTACTTCTTGCCGTTAGGTGCAAGTATAGTAAAATTAGGCATGTGCTATAGCCTCCATTATTAATTATTCTGGGTCAGATGTTTCATCTTCGATCTCAAGCACTTCGTATTGTGCGCTTGCTTCTGGCATAGACATACTTGGCATTGTCTCAGACAGTGGTGCATTGAGGTCTGTCAGGCGTGCATTGGGGTTCAATATTCTGTTCATGAATATCTCTTGCATTTTGATCTTACGATCTAACCAGGCAATCCATATACTTTCGTCGTCAAGGTCATCTGGTGCAGAACTAGCAAACAAGGTCATCTCAGCGTTTGAAATTGCACCTTTTGTTTCAGCAACACGTTGCATTACTTCATCAAGTTTTAATTTCTTTAAAAATAAACGGTCAGCCCGTTCTTCGTTACCAACAGTGTAACCAACAAGCCTATTCCATAAATCAGGAATAGATTTACCTGTTACGTTTTTGTTATTTTCAAGTATTTTTTTGGCTTCTTGCATTTCATTTAGAGAAATGTTGATTTTATTTACTTTTGCATAGTTATCTGTATCTAACTTCTCTTGCTCTTGGGCTTTCTTTGCCGCTGCAAGCGCTTCAGCTTTTGCGTTAATCTGCTGTGCGTTGTACGCTTCAGCTTCAGCCATACGATTTGCATCTTTAATGCCACCATATGTTTGGCCCATTGCTTCAATGTAAGAGTCGCCACGGTTTGCTGCGCCGACACCGGCAGCTCCCATACGCATTAACATTTCGCCTTGGCTGATCTTCATGTCTGGCATTTGAGATCCACGGGCATTGCCCGAAGACACTGTATTGCTACCATAGCCGCCAGACGAAAGGATGCCGGACTGAGCGTTTGCTGCTTGGTTAGGATCTTGTAAGACAGGGCCACCCATAGTGTAATTGTTTGTAGGGTATTGGTTGCTATTTTGGTTATATGGTTGTCCATTTAAAAATTGGTTAGGATTCATCGCCATGACTATTATTTACCTCCACCAAAGAAATTTGGGTTATCTTTTTGGAAACCAAAGCCAGCCATGCCGCCTGATATAGCAGCACCAAACGGATCAACTTTATTAGTTGCATAAACGTTATTAGTTTGTGGTGCTTGGCCTAGGATACCAGCCTGGTAGTTCTTACGCTGCTCTAGTTCAAAGTCACGCTGTGCTTCAAAACGCGCTCTCATGTCGTTGAGCTGTGCCTGGTTATATCCTTGCAACGCATTACCAGCGTTCATACCAAAGTTAGCACCTTCTCCCATTGTGTTCATGCCCGTAGTGTATGCGTTTGATATGCCGGTGTTTGCACTCATAGCCCCAGACAGTGCGTTCTGCTGGTCTGCAAATGCTTGGTTCTGGGTGTTTAAGCTGCGGTCAATTAAGTTGTTCTGGATGTTTGATGCCATGTCAGCTCTACGGTCATCGTAACCACGGTTGGCTACAGCTTCTGCAATACCAGCGCGACTGGAGTTTGTGTTGCCAGACCCAGACGCTGCCATGTCTATGCCAGTTAATGTGTTCTCCTGGAGATTACGACGATCATCACGCATAGCTGTGTCTACTAGAGATCCAGTGTTTTGGTTTGCGTAGTTAATAGCGTTACCCAGGCGGTCTTGCTGCTGTGCAGCGTTTGCCATCCCTTGGTACTGGCCGTACATGTTGTTTGCGTTAGCACCAAAGCCGGCGCTGTTGCCCATCATGGCGTTGCCAGAGTTCATCATGTTCATACCGAAGTTGCCCATAGTGTTGGCGGTTCCAGTTTGGAAAGCGTTGGGGCCGGCAAGGGTGTTACCTTGGTAAGCACCAGTGTTTAAGACACCATCAAGTGCACCTTGGCTACCTTGTAAGTTTGAATCCACGTATGGTTTGTATTGGTTGAACGAGGCCATGTTAGCTGCGTTTGCTCTATCTTGTGCTTTTGATTGTTGCTTTGAGCCAAGTAAGCTGGCTCCAGCACCTATGATTGCACCCCAAGGTAATGCCATTATGTTATTCCTTTATATGTTCTATACAGCTATCCACGCTGTGCCATTGTAGACAACGAGTTTAGATACGCCTTGTCCTATTGGTTCCCAAGGATACACGGCATAACGAACCATGCCCTTTCTTGGGTTGGTAGGCTCTCTGTCGGTAACTTGGATACTTGCGTCTGCTAATGATTTTATAGACGCTTCGATTTCTCTTAGTTCTTCCTGTAAGTAGTTGGGGAGGAACTCTGGAGAGAGTGTTGGTGCTTGGCGTCTAACGTAAGTAGACACCAGCATGTTAATTTTATCTGAGATAGCCATATAGTTAGTTACCTCCTACCAGTGACAGTAATTTCGACATCCATACCAGTAAAGTTAAAGTCCTTGTCGGCTGTGGTTGACAGCTTGTACGACAAGTATCTGCCAGACATACGGGCATCCACCTTGTAGTCAGTAAGTGAATCAAAGGTTACTGCACTGCCGTAGTTAGGCGTGGCATGGGGTGTATCGGCTGCCCCAAAAGTAAACTCGAATTGACCGTTTGAACTGTCAGTAGACACCTGTGGGGCTAGTCTTGAGATAACTTTGTAGCCAGTAAGTGGTATCCCTTGCTCATCTAGGTCAAGACCCACACGTTCTATTAGGAATGGCTTAGATACTGCCGTGTCTATAGCTTGCGATAGACTACCTTTTTCAATCAAGTCGATACCATAGACTTTGCTGTTAGCTACCCCACCCCCAGCTTTAGCTAAAACAAGTGGGTGTCTTTGGAATGGGCTTTCTTGGGAGTGGTATGATCCACCCACGTTGTCGTAAGTAGTCGTAGCGTCTGCATATGTTGACGCTGTGTTTACGTTGGCTTCAGCACCAGCAACTACGTTAGGTAAATCATAGAATGACCATATGTCTTCTTTGTAGTTGTAGACAGCGGCTCGGTTACACGCATCACCATCTGCGTACTCAGCCATATCATCGCCACTGTGGTAACAGAAGTATACCTCTTCGAGCATAGAGTTATGCAAGACAAAACACTGTTCAGTCTTAGAGTTATCTAGGCCGTTGAAGATGTAGTCTCGGACACGGCCGTCACATATTGATTGGCGTGTGTTGCCATCGGTTACATAGATGTCATCTCTATCAAAGACGTAATGCCTACCCTCGATCTCTTGAATACAATTCTGATTAATAACCCCAGAATCGTCAAAGAGTTTTCTAAAGTTAAAGATGAAAGCACCACCGACAAACTCCATCATCCACACTTGGTCTTGTGAATACACAAGGAAGTTGGAGCCTAAAGTGGCACCATCGACTATGGGGGTCTTCATTTGCACTAAGTCATTAAAGCCAGCACTATTGGTTAAGTCTGAGGCATCCCATGTACTAGGGACTTGGTTAGCTAAAACGGGGTCACTAAAGCGAACTCTGTTAGGAAACTCTGTGCCACTTTCTACTGTGCCTAGTGCAAGTAAGAAGTCACCATAGGATCGTATAGCTGTCGTGGTTACACCAGAAGGCCAATTAGGTAACGCAGTAAAGTTAGTTGCGCTGGGAACTCTATGGATTGGCACAGTGTTTGCCCTGTTGATGTACTGTACGTCTGCCAGGATCGTGGCTGTCACGGGTGTGATAGCTGATGCAGACAGTGAACTGTTGAACTTCTGTGATAGGACACCATTAGACATCTCATAGATGTCGAAGGTATCATCGACTACCACCACTGTATCAAAACCCGTGAGAGCATCGATGCCGTAGATGAACTTGGGGGTAACAGTAAGGTTGCCTGATGAGATGCTTCTGTAGATGGGTGCTCTAGTTACCTTGGCCTCATTGAACCTGACGTTCTTGGCGCGTGTATAGGCATTGGTGGGTAGGCTGTATGGGTCGATGTCTGTAATGACACCAACAGACCCAAGCCCACGGATAGGGAGGTTAGTCATGGGCTACTACTCCATTAAGTTTTCATTATGTAGGCTAGGGCATAGTAGGGCGGTCTGTTCTCGTGAGCCGTTCCGTCACCTGTGTTGCCTGTAGTACCACTGATTGTATGTGAGTGAGTACCTGAACTATCTGTTGTAAAGTCTGTACTCAGGTTGCCTACTGAGTTAGTTCCATTCTGCCCATTGTTAAGAACTTGCACGTTGTTACCATAGTAATCTACGTCAGGAGAATAAGAAAAGTTAATTGTGTGCGTGTGTGCACCTGTACTGTTTGTAGTACCACTAAAGCTGTGGTTGTGTGTTGGTATGTTGGCTGTAGCCAGTGTGACGCTATCAGAACCACCAGTGGCGTTGACTGCATAGGTTGAACCAGCACCCACCACAAACCGATTACGAAGGTCAGGTGTACTGTTGGAACCATTACATAAGACCCAACCAGTAGGTATCGCTGAGACTGCTCCAGACCACATGATGATACCACCAGTAGGTATAATGCCGCCACCCGATGCTAGGGTATTCAATTGTGCTGTGGATGCAGTCAATCCGTCTAACTTATTGATCTCTGTAGCTGACGCTGTGACACCATCGAGAGCATTGAGTTCTGTGTGTGATGCCGTGATTGCTCCAGTGACGTTGGGTAACGTAGCTTTGATGGTAGACTTTAGTAGTCTGATGTGGTCGTCAGCTTGCGCCAGGCCGTCTGTTGAGGCTGGGTTTGAGGCGTTGAGACTGTTGACGTATGTTCCTGATTCAAGTGCCATAGTTCTGGGATCCTACTTATGTGTTTCTGGGACGACTGATCTTCAAGAGGCCTGACAACAACAACAACAAGCCAAGGGTTTAGCTGCGTTTTTGAAATTGGATTCTGAAGTTAGGTACGGGGGTCATTTTTTGCCTAGGGAACCTAAATCGACATTCATTTCTATTGATATTATTTGTGGGCATCTGTAACCCACTGATATCATTGCATTTCTATGTAAACAGATTAGTAATCCGTTGACGACAAGGATAGCTTATTAGACATTAGGGAAATTTATCTGGATACATGCTCATTTCTTTGAACACAGAATACAGACACACAGACACACAGACCTTAGTTACACCTATGTATCTACCTATGTCACACCAATGTCATCACTCAAGTCTCCCAACGTTTACCCTTATGACACCAAGGACAATCACTATGTGCTTCGACAGCAATGCTGCTCCTGTTAATACCAAAGTCTTTCAGCTCTGGATCAGACGCCATTCTAAGACGATCAGCAGACCTGTTTGCCATCACATGGTACTCATATGCTCCAAGCCATAGAACGATAGTCTTCAGTGTCCTCACTGTTACTCTAAGTATTAGCATTGGTCATATGTCTTTCTGTATAGCTGTGTATTGATCATAGTGGTGGTAGTGGTAGTGTTGCTGTTGTTAACTCTTCAGTAAACTCATGTGTCTCAACAAACGGATCTCAACTCGCGGGAGTTCAACGTCTGTATCTTCGGGAGAGAACGACATATGAGTTTACAGAGGAGCTAACAGCTGCTGTCTGGTGTGCTATGACACCAACGTTTCTCTATTAGGGTGGACACAAGGTCAGATGTACTATAATGTATTACCTGAACCTACTATTTGAGGTACATTTGTTACCCAAAAGAGTAGGAACACGACGCACTTTAATCGGTGCTAGGGGCCTGGAGAGTACCGCAACTATGTGGTTTCCCAGGCCTCGTCTTTTTACTCCTGTACATCACCAGTACTACCGCTGTTGACAGTCTCCATACGGTACATACCGTTGACTGCATCAGCCTCTAGTGACTTCACCATATCAATGAACTGCTTGTAGCTGATGTGTATCACCTGGTACTCGTTCAGCGTCTCTGCGTACTGACGTATAAACACTGTGCCGTTGTCTTCCAGGTAGATCTCAAGATCCTCATGTTGTGACTTGTCGTCGAGGGTAACGACCTTCATGTAGTCTTTCTCAATCTCTACTGTGAACGTCATTCTTGCGTGTCTCCCCG